ATAAATTACACTTGCATAAAGTCGATGGCAGAATTAGAGAAAAATATAGATGGATCTTTGTCTATAAAAAAGCTAATATTAGAGTAATGGTAAAGATACAGGCAGAAGTAGTTAATGGTAAATGTCCGACATGTGATGAGTTCACTATGTTAGTAGGACTTTCTAATGAATTATATAGATGTATGAACTGCGGTGCAGATCTAGAACAACACGTCAATGGTAAAATAAGTTATCTACCCCACATAACAAAACCTACAGATGCAGATCCTTTTGTAAAAGAATGGAAGAATGGCTAGACAAAGTTTTAAATTCTTTACACCTCGTGATAAACCCAAGAAGAGAGGCCCCCGTCAACACAAGAAAAATTTAAATAAGGCGGAAAAGAGGCAGAAAAAAATGACAAGATACAAAGGCCAGGGTTGACAACTATCATTTAATATCCTAGTATCTTATTAGAAATAAATACAGGAGAAAAAAATGACTAAAAAAGACTACATAAAGAAAGTAACTATTACAACTTATTGGGATGATAACTTTGGCAACATAGATCATAACGATGATGGAGATGAATCTGATAATTTTATTGGATCACAAAGAGTTAATATCACTGGAGGTGGTTTTAAAAATTGGGATGCTTTAACAAAATTAGATTATTTTACAGATCTTCAATCATGGATACAGGATCAAGTTGATAATGTTCATAAAAAAACTGATGATAGTAAAAAATTTATCTACAGTTATATAATGGGTTGTCCTAAAAGCAGTGAACAAATGCAAGCAGAACACGATGATCCAAACTTAGAGAAAAAATTAGAACAAGACGCAAGAAAATTGAGGGTTGAAACTTCAAATAAAATGTTTGGAAAAAATGTTGTAAAACTAAGAAAGAAAAATGAAAGAAAAAACAATCACCATTAAAGTAAGTAACACGAACCAAGGACAATGGGCTAACCTATTGCTTGAACTTAACATCATGAAAAAGGCATGGAAACCATTTGGTGTTGAGTTAGATTTAAAAGCACCAGGAATAAAAAATGTGCTACTATGGGGGACAAGAGGTGGATATAATAGTTCTGATAGACGGGCTATATCAACTCTTAACAATAAACGTAAACGTCGTTAAAACAGGTTTAGATTGTTTTGATATGTGTGATGTTGTTAGAGATAAGTTAGCTTACTTTGATAAAGAACAATGGAAATATATTATGAAAGATACTGGTGGTATCTTTTATGGATGTATGTGTAGATAACACCTATCCCAAAGAGGGAAAATATAGGGATAGGTTAATGGTGAGAAGATCTAACCTCTATCAACATTAAATAATCTTGTCAACCTTACAAGAAAATTTTGTATAAGCTTTAATACTATTAGTCCATTCTGGATCGAAGCTGGCCATCAATTTATGAGAATAATCATAGCCGTAGACTATACAAGAACTATAGTCATCAAATAATATCTGAGGTGTAGGTATAACCTTGCATTGATGAGACGCAAGTTCACTACACAAAACCATTAATAAAACCATTTTTGTCATTGACAATCCTACAAATTATTCTATATTAAAAAAATAATGAAAGGTATTATACATGACTGATATGAGTAAATACAGAAATGTTTCACTGTCTAAAGAAACATACAAAGTCTTAGAAAAGCTATCGAGATTAATACTTCCCGATGCAAAACTAAGCGTATCAAAAACAATAGAAGCAATAGCAAACGAGAAAGCGAAAAAATACAATGGCCAATTCAAAAAAGATTAAACGAGTTTATGTTTGTCCCACCTGTAAAGGTAATGGGTATTTAAAATTTAATACTGTATTAGGGCCAGAAGAATTTGTAGAACAGTGTCATGATTGTGATTCACAGGGAGAAATTTATGACTATGAAGATAATTGGGATTTTGGTATTGATCATCCTGCTCACTCAGTGCACTAGAGATTTGAGTCCTAATCCATACACAACTGTGTTGAGATTGGTGGTACAAAATGGTCAGTGAACTAGATAGAGCCTATATTGCAGGGCTTTTTGATGGTGAAGGGACTATACATTTTAAACGTGGCATGGAGAAGAAAAAGAAACATAAGAATAAACCTGGGTATAGATACTCAAATAGTTTGAGATTAAGTATGGAGATTGCAATGACTGATGAATCAGTTTTAAGGTGGGTACATCAGACTTTAAAGATTGGAACTTTAAATAAAAAACCTCGTAAAGGTTTGCGTAAAGATGGTACACCTTACTTGATGCAGTATAGATGGAGAGCTACCTTTAGAGATGCTTATTTAGTCTGTCTATATTTATGGCCCTTTGCTCATACAAAGTTGCCGAAGATACAACAAATAATAGAACACTATGCTAAACAAAAATTAGATTGTGAAGTAATAGATTTAAATGGATATAAAACAATGAAAGGAAAAAGCATATGAACGACATAGAAAAATATAAAAGACTACAGAATCTTTTTGATTTTGTAAAAGAAGAAATAAAATTAGTAGAGGATAAGCTAGTAGACCGTGCATTAATGAAACGCGTCAGTGATTTAGAACTTTCCATAAGGTCTATGAATACATTACTGAATTTAGAATTAAAATATTTAAAAGATTTAGTAGTTTTATCTGAAGGAGATCTGCTTAGAGTTCCAAACTTTGGTAGAAAATCTTTGAATGAAGTTAGGGAAGTATTAGCTGAGTTAAATTTAAAATTAAATATGAATCGAGAAGATCTTTTAAATAAAGTTCAAGTTGATTTAGGTGTTAATACAGATAATTATGTTTGATAAAATAGTATATAATAGTCTTCATTTTATAATGAAGTATGCAGGTCAACTTAACTCTTGGGCATGGAGAAAACACACTAAGATCCTTCGAGCTAAACAACAAATTGAGAACGAAGAATATGTTAAGGAATTAAAAAAGAAGTTATGATGAACGATAAAGATTGTGAAGAGTACGATAACATTGGACGTAAGATCCCTCTTAAAGAAAGGTTCCAATACGTTAGTGGTAAACAAATAACAGATGGTGATACTGGAAAAAGAGTTTACGAGATAAGTAATTATAGACTTCCGTCTGTGACTACTATATTAGGAGCCACCAAAAACACAGATTTTTTAAAGAAATGGAAGGCTAAAGTTGGAGAATCAGAGGCGGAACGAATCAAAATTCATAGTAGTTCTAGGGGGACAGCTATGCACAAATTCCTCGAATCTTATGTGGAAGGAGTTGGGTACGATGATCTTACAGGGATTGGACAGGAGGCGCGTCCCATGGCCAAAAAAATTATTGAGAAGGGTTTATCGAATGTTACGGAATATTACGGCTCGGAAGTCACGTTGTTTTATCCTGGGTTGTACGCTGGGAGCACTGATCTCGTTTGTAACCACAATGGTATGGAGACTATTGTAGATTTTAAACAATCTAATAGACCCAAGAAAGAAGAATGGATTGAAGACTATTACCTTCAAATTGCAGCATATGCCATGGCCCATGATTATGTATACAAGAGTAATATCCGTCAAGGATTGATAATGGTATGTACTCCTGACTTATTTTATCAGGAATTTCGGATCACGGATCATGAATTAAGGGCCTGGAAACATAAGTTTTTGAAGAGATTGGACATGTACCATGACCTAATAAATGATGAGAAGGAGAAGGCAAAAGTTGATATAACAGAAGAGGATTTTAAATGAATTGTTGGCACTGTGGAACTGAATTGATATGGGGTGGTGATCATGATGTGGAAGATAATGAATACTATGATATAGTTAGTAATCTTTCGTGTCCCAACTGTCATTCAGCAGTAGATGTGTGGCATCCATCAGAGAAATTAATAGAAGAATACAAAGAATACGATAAGAAATCAAAATAACTTAGAATCATTCTAAACTAATCAAGTCTAAACTGTGTTGTAAATATGTCACAAATAAGACACAAGTGTTGCATAAATACCACAAGAATATACATAAGAGATGTCACAGATAAATGAGAGACGTTTAAAAAAAACATGAAAAAAAAGTGTCAAAGTGTCAGAATGAGCTATTAGTGTTGGTATACAACAATAATACGTGACAAAATTAGTGACAGAAACTGTTTTAGTGACATAAATTTATGTCATTTAGACCTCTTTTTAGTAAAAGGTTAGTCCAAACTGAGTACAGTGGTGCCGCTCGGGACAAATAAATGGGAAATTTGTTAGGTGATTTATCTGGTACATCTCTTATAGGGGTGATATAGGGAGATATGCCTAGGAAAAGACGTAAAGCTATCAACACTATAACAACTCCTGATATACCTTTTCAAAAAGTCAGAGTGGAGTGGGTCGACTGTGTCAGTGACTCGGCTTGGGCTACCGATAAAGACTTTAATAAGATGAAACTAGCAACTCCTGTCAATGAAGGTTGGTTGTACTCTAAAGATAAAAACTCTATTAAATTATTTGCCTCTTATGATAAGGATGAAGAAGGTATTACTTTTGGGGATCGAACGATGATTCCTCTTCCTTGGGTGAAGAAGATTCAGAAGATATAACTTCACCATCTATTTGTTTTGCATTTAAGATTGGTGCATAGTCTTCTAATATTTGTTTCATTTTGTTTTCTAATTCTTGCTCAGATAGATCTTCTAATTTACCTGTCTTAATAATTTTTCTATCTATATATAATCCTGCCGCTTTACCTCTAGCTATTTCCATATTACCCGCTGTTGAAAAGGATCCTTTTTTCAATGCTTTTTCCTTAATACGATCTAATTCTGCCAGGTGTCCATCGAATGTCACCATAAACTTTTGTATTTTTTCTTCTCTTAATTTACCTATGTATTCTACAACTAGTGGATGATATTTGGGGTTGGTTAACTCGTATCCTTCTTGACTTAATCTATTCTCACTAAAGCCTGCTAATTTTGCCGCCTCAGTTTTTGTCACTGGTTTACCGTCCTTGTCACCAAAGACTAGTATCTCAGCAAATTTACGTTGTAGTTCTGTTAATCTTTTTGGTACACCCATATTTGACAATTTAAGTTAATTATCCTATAAAGTCAATAATGAAAGAGAAGCGTACATACACACATTTAAAAGAACACGGGGAAGACATGACCCATGAGAATGAGTTTAAAATAGATATACCTGAAGATAGAGGTACTTTAGATTTAAGTAGACAGATTGATGAACTTAGACAAACTATCAAAGGTTATGAGTTTCTTCTTGATGCTTTAAAAAAAGAAGTCTTTGAGTTTAAAAAAATATCATCTGAGAATGAATCAAATAAAAATCTCTTGCAAGGTTATAAAAAAGTGATAGAGGATCTGTCTAATAAGTTAAGACAAAAAGATTAATGAGAGTACAAGATCTACAGCTATTTCTCAGCAACTTTACAAAAGGATCGGATGCAGTTAAGAACGCAGTCATCTACGTAGAGATCAAAGGAAAGCTACACGCTATTAGAAGAATGGAAGTACATGAAAATGCAGTTCCAATTTTAGGTCAGCCAGGTCATAGTGCACACAGATTAGTTTTAAAAACTGAAAAACCTTCGAGTCTTATCTTACCAGATAAACTTCAGAAGGATTATTAATGCAATTGTGGGCCCAGAAAATAAACTATATAAAAAACTTAAAACTGCCTCAAAAGATATCATTTGGACTAGGTTGGAAAACCTTAGCCTACTTGGTACTCCCGATTTATTGGGCTATAATAATCATTGGCACTTTTTCACTGTAGAATTAAAAGTAGCAAGCGGTAATAAGGCTCGCCTGTCCCCTCACCAAGTATCATTTCACGCCCGCCATCCTAAGAATTCTTTTGTGCTTGTGGAGTGGAAAGATAAGCATTTGTTATTTGAAGGAAGTCAATCGCTTGCGCTTGTTGATTCTTCGTTGTCTTCGCTTGAGCCTGTAGCTTCCTCGCTTGAGGATTCAGTATCTTTTTTATCATCGCTTGGTGCTTGAGACTTTTGTTTTTTATAATAGTTTGGATGTTTAAATACGTGGGTCACTTAATTTCAAATTCAAATGGTTTAACTTTGTCCCCATTATCATATTGTTCAGCAAACTTCGAGCATTTTTCTAGATCAGATATTTTATCATCACTATAAATAATTTCATCATAGTCATTTTCTGG